AATAAATATTTATATGAAAATTACATTGATAGAAATAAACAATCTTAATCCTGCTGAATACAATCCTAGACAGATTAATAATAAGCAATACGAGGATTTAAAAGCATCTATGGAGAAGTTCGGATGTACTATTCCAATAGTAATAAACACAGACAATACTATAGTAGGTGGTCATCAAAGGGTTAGAATAATGAGAGAGTTAGGAGCACAGAAAGTGCCAGCAGTTAGGGTTAACTTATCAAAAGAAGATGAGAGAGAATTAAACATAAGGTTAAACAAGAATACTGCTGAATGGGATATAGACCTACTAAGTAACTTTGATGTAGTAGATTTAAAGGAATGGGGATTTAAAGACATAGAGCTTGGATTCAATATAGACAAAATAGATGAAGATAAACCAATAACAATAACAATAAAAGAGAATGATGCCATATTAGCTAATGAATTATATGAAGATTTAAAAGGCAAAGGGTATAAAGTAACTATAAAATAAATTTAATAAAATGAGCAAAAAAGAACACATAAAGAAAAAAATGTTAATAGAGAGTTTAGAGAACTCATTAGGAATAGTATCTACAGCTTGTACTAAAGCAAACATAAGCAGATCAAGTTTCTATAAATGGTATAAAGAAGATGAGGAATTTAGGAATAAAGTAGATGAGATAGACAATGTTAAACTAGACTTTGTTGAGAGTCAGTTATTTAAGAACATACAAAAAGAAAAGGAAAGGAGTATTATATTTTACTTACAACATAAAGGACATAAGAGAGGATATATACAACAGCAACATATAAATCTAACTTCTAATGATGAAGAAATAAAAAAGATAGAAATTGAAATCGTTAAACCTAAAGGGAACAATAGTACTACAGAAGAATCTTAACGCTAATACTAGAATCGTTGTAAATCAAGGAGGTACTAGAAGTAGTAAGACTTATTCTTTAGCACAATTAATCATCCTGAAAGCTCTACAGGAACAAGGAAAGGTATATACAATATGTAGGAAAACACTACCTGCCTTAAAAGGAACAGCTTATAAAGACTTCTTTAATATCTTAGAAGAACATAATCTATACAATCCTGACAAACATAATAAGTCAGAACTTACTTACAAATTAAATAACAATGAAATAGAATTTATATCTGTGGATATGCCTCAAAAGATTAGGGGGAGGAAAAGGCATATACTTTGGCTTAACGAGGCGAATGAGTTTAGATTTGAGGACTGGGTACAGCTCTCATTAAGAACTACAGAAAATATATATTTAGACTTTAATCCTAGTGATCCCTATAGTTGGATATATGATAGGGTAATGAACAGAGAGGATTGTACCTTTATTAAATCTACTTATTTAGATAATCCTTTTTTACCTGATGAAACAATTAAGGAGATAGAAAGGCTTAGAGATTTAGATAGTAATTATTGGAAGATATACGGACTGGGTGATATGGCACAACCTACTGAAACTATATTCAGACAATTTGAGATATGTAATAACGTACCTAATGAATCAGAGCTTATAGCTATAGGTATGGACTTTGGTTATTCTAATGACCCTACAGCGATTGTAGAGGTGTTTAAATTGAATGATAACTTATACATTAATGAATTAGTATATAGTAAAGGATTAACGAATCAGGATATAGCACAAAGGCTAAGAGAATTAGATATTACAAGACAGACAGAAATTATTGCTGATTCAGCAGAGCCTAAGTCAATAGAAGAATTATATAGACAAGGATTTAATATCAAAGGAGCTAAGAAAGGAGCTGATAGTATTAATATGGGTATAGATGTTTTAAGGCGTTTTAAGCTACATATAACTAAGAATAGTACAAATGCTTTAAATGAGTTTAAATACTACAAATGGCTTACAGATAAGAACGGACATATAGTAAATAAGCCTGCTACTAATCAGCAAGACCACTTAATTGATGCTGTGAGGTATACAGCTTTAAATAAGCTAATGACTAATCATAGTGGCAAATACTATATTTTATAAACGATTATTAACAAATTATATATACTATTAAAATGGGAACAGAAAAAAGGAAAGTTGAAATACCTAATAATTGGAATGGGATTTCAATAAGAATGTATCAAGAGTTTGAGAAGTTAAAAAAGAAGAACTTAAAAGAAGATGAATTTAACTTAGAAGTATTAGCAGCAGTTTGTGGATTGAATAGAAAGATGGTAGAAAGGATGGAGGCTAGGAGTTTGAATAAGGTATTAAAAAACCTTAAATTTTTAGCAGTACAACCTGAAACAGAAAAGCTACAAAAAAAGGTAGAATGGAATGGAGCTACTTATGGCTTTATACCTAACCTAAGCGAGATAACAATGGGAGAGTATATAGATATTGAGGGTCATTGTAAGGAAGCCCATAACAATCTGCATAAGATAATGAGCATACTATATAGACCAATAGTAAAAGAAACTAAAACAAGGTATAGCATAGAGCCTTATAGTCCTAGTGATGAAATAGATGAGGAGTTTTTAGACTTTCCAATACTTCCCTCAATGTCTGCTTTGAGTTTTTTTTTTCTTTTAGGGAGAAAACTACCGGTAGCTTTAGTCAAATCTTTGAGAAAGGACAGGGAGAAATTGAGGGCAAGAGCTTAGAGGGAAAATGGGGATGGTACAATATCATATTTGGATTGGCAAATGATGATATATTAAACATTAAAAAGATAACAGAATTAGAGCTTTATTTAGTATTGACTTATATGTGTTATCAACAAGACAAAAATAATATACAGAAAAATAAATATGATAACTTTCAAAAACGTAATAGATGATTTTAGTGATATAGCTACTAATCACTATTTAATAAACTCTTTCCATTCAGGCTTTTTAGATGAGGTGGATATAAATAAGCTAGATCAAGGGGATTTTCCAATACTATATTGTGAGCCTGGAACAGCTACTATTGATATGGGAGTATTAACATACTCATTTACAATCTTTGTCTTAGATGTGCTTAAAGAAGATTTAACAAATAGAAATGAGGTATGGACAAACACACTACAAATAACACAAGATATAATAGCTGAATTTAGACAGAACTTAGCTTTACAAACATCAGGAGGAGATAGTGGCAAGAAACTAAGCTATGTGCCTAATGAAGCTGTATTAGACTTACCTATAAGTGCAGAGCCTTTTACAGCTAGATTTTCTAATATATTAACAGGCTTTTCTGCTAGTATGTCAATACAAGTTAATAATACTAACAATCTCTGTGATGCTCCTATAGAGCCATCAGACAATGATCCTAATTCATAATGGCAGTAGTATTTAGATTAAGAGGTCCAGATGGAAAGTTTGTAAAGGGAGAAGCTAAGAACTTAGAAAAAGCTATGACTACCTTTGGCTCTAATGTTGTAAAAGGTGGTAGAGCTATACTTAATCAAAAGAAAAAAAGAACGCAAGAGAATACTCTATTTAATCAATTCCACTATACTATGAGCAGTACAGATAGTACTATAACAATGGGGTTTGATTTTGGAGATGCTGATGATTATTGGCAGTTTGTTGACCAAGGTGTAAGGGGAACAGGTGGAGCTAAAAAAGGTAGAACAGCAAAAGGAGAACAAAGTGCAAGAGGAGGTACAGGAGTAGCAAGGGGAGCAGGTAGTGATTTTAAATTTAAGTATGACAATCCAAAAGGAGATTTAGTAAATGCGATTAGAGGATGGATTAAGAACAAGCCTATAAGCTTAGGCAATATGAATGAAATAGGATTAGCTTTTGCAATAGGATATTCTATTAAAAGGCGTGGATTAGAAAGAACAATGTTTTACTCCAGACCAGTAGAGAAAGCTCTTAAAACGCTTCCTGATGAGCTTACAGAGGCTTTTAGATTAGACTTTAGTAAACTAATAGATAAACTACCTAGCAAGGTATTAATAGAAACAACAAAATAAAATGGCATATACAATAGAACAAAAACCAAATCTATTAGCAGGAGCAAATAGTCCTATGGTATTTATATTAAAAGAAAGTAGTGCGTTAATATACAATGCTGCTAAATTTAGATACATAGCTCAAGTATATATAAGCACAACAGATGCTTCAACTTGGGTACAGAAAGCTAAATTAAAGATATATAAAAATAGTGCAAATGTAGGGATAGTAGATGTTCATAAAATAGTTTCAACATATTTAGAAACACAGGAAAAGAATGTAGGTAATCAAGAGTCAATAGATGGTAGTATTCATTCAATAGGTATATCTGACACAAGTAATTCTTATTCACAAAACACAAGCCAATTAGTAGGTGTTAAAATAGTAGGTGGATATGAAAAGGCTTCATCTGCAGCTACTGCTCCTGAAGAAACATTAAATCAAGCTAATACAATTATATACTCAATACCTGCAACAACGCCTTATACAGATACAGGAACAAATGTAGGAGGGTTAGATATATCAGGAACTAACTACCCATTAACTAATTACTTTCCTAGTGGAGTTACTAAGAAGTTTTTAACAAACTCTCCTACTGCTCAGTTTGTAAGAGGAGGTAATACAGCATCAGATAATGTTGATGAATTAACAGTAGCTTTTATTCAAAGGGGTTTAGTAACTAGCTCTACAGTTATGTATAAAATCATTGTAACATATTATACAGCAGCAGGGGCATCTATTAATGCTACTAATATAATTTGTACTGATAGTATTGGTGGTCAGGCTACTGCTGATGATGTTAAAAATAGTTTGTTATATTTTGGTTGTGGAACAGCTAATTTAGAGAACTTTAATAATGGTGGAACTAATCTACAAAGACCAAGTAATAATACAGATTGGGCATATTACACTATACAAGCGACTACAAGTGGGGGTTCAGCTTTAACTCAAAAATATTACTTTTTTAAGTATGGTAGTGGTGTAACAGCAAATCCTGATAATGTATTAGATGATAGACATCAAAGCTGTTCAAGATATGATAATGTTAGACTTGCTTGGCGTAATAGATTAGGAGCTTGGGATTATATGAACTTTAGAGGTAAGTCAACAGAAAGTTTAGCTATAACAAAATCAGAAAGTGCTAAAGTGCCAGGTACTTGGAATAGTGCTACATTTAATTATAATAACTGGGATAGGGGTAAAGAAACTTTATATACTGAAGCAACAAGAAAATTAACTATTAATAGTGATTGGTTAAATGATGATGAGGGAGCTTGGTTAGAAGAACTATTTACATCTACTAATGTTCATATACTTGGAGATAGTAATATAGTATATCCTGTTGTAATAACTGATAAGGCATACACTAAGAAAACAAGTGTTAATAATAAAGTTAAAATACAATATACAATCAATTTAGAGTACGCTAACAAAGTAAGAACAAATAGCTAATGAATACAAGACTTGTAGTATATAGACCTACCCTAACAAATTCAGGTGTTTTAACTAACAATCCATCAGGAACATATCCTGTTTCGGATTCAGAAACAGTAATTGCTGTAGACACTGTAGATGCAACAACAATATTTGTAGCTTTTGATACTTTAGTGGATAATGCAGGGGTAGAGTATGGTGTAATAAAATCAGTAGATAGTGCTAATGCAATTACTTTATATAGCGTTACAACAGCAATAGTTAACAATACTGAACTTTTCTACTATCCTGAAAAGCCTTATGATCTAGACTTACAAAAAGCTCCAAATGTTAGAATTAATTTTAATTGGCTAGATATTAAAGAGCCTGACAAAAGAAAGTCTAATTTTAGTCAAACAATTAAAGTGCCTTTTACTGATGAAAATAATGATTTTTTTGAGAATTGGTTTGATGTTAATTTAGATACTTTAGTTTATAATACAAGGAAAAAATTTAAGGCAATAGTGTTAGTAGATAGCGTTCCACAACTAGAGGGCTATATACAGCTTAAATCAATATACTTAAATTCAAGAACATACGAAGTAGTTATATTTGGAGATACTGCTAATTTTTTTAATGATATTAAGGGCAACAAATTAAGAGATGCGTTTGTTGATGAGAATGGTGTTATAGATAGACAGCTAGACCATTTAAACACTCTAGCTAATATAAAGGGTAGTTGGGATGGTGGATTGACTACAGTAACATCTGTAACTGACAATGATGTTATGTACCCTATTATAGACTATGGTCATACTTTTGCTCCTTTATGTGATAGTATGTTTTGGAATCCTGAAAGTTTAAATCCACTAGGACCCTACGTTGGTAATGATACTATATTTTCAGACAATGCTAATTATTATGGTCTAATATTATCAGGTAATTTAAAACCTGCTATAAGGGTACAAAGACTTTTAAAGATAATAGCAGCAAAGGCAGGTTATTCTATTACAAGTACATTTTTAGGATTGAATGGAGATACGCAAGATAAGACTACTTTCTTTGGTAGACAATTTATGACTCTTGCTCCTCAATATGAAAGAGTAAGAACGAAAGTCTTTAATGGATTTTTAGCCACAATAGGAACACCCATAACTGATAGTAGCGTAAGTTGGAGTGATTTTAATGCAAGGGTTTCAGGATTCTCTTTTACTACAGAATCGTTTGATCCAAATAATTTATTTGAAAATTCTGAAGTTTATGAGGGAGGAGGAATAACGCCAAATATATCTTTAAACTATGATCCTGATTCTCCAGGAGAGTTCCCAATTGGCGATATACAAATACAAATAGATTTAAATATCACCACGCCCACTACTGTAACTATAGATGGTTCATCAGTAGGTGTATCATATTATTACGTTGGTATCGGTCTAAGTAATACACAAAATTATGACCAGGCAGGTATTGGTTATGGCTCAGGGTTACCAGCAGGGGCTAATGTTCCTTATCAAACCACACTTACTATTCCATCTAATTATATAGTTAATAATACTGTTATTTTATCTTTTCACATTTACCCACTCTCAGATTATAATTTACAAGAGAATGACTCTTGGTCTGTTACTATAAATAGTGGTACAATACAAACTCTTAATTTAGGGGAATCTTTATATGTTAATGGTGGAGTAAATTCAGAGGTACAAATGTATCACAATATGCCTGACATAACACAGGCAGACTTTGTAAAGGATTTATGCTCACGTTATAATTTAGTAGTTATCACTGACCCTGATAATGCAAAAAATCTAATTATAGAGCCATACCAAGATTATATTTCTGATGGTGAAATACAATATTGGACTGATAAGCTAGATGTATCAAAAGAGCAGGTGGTGAAAACTACAAATGAATTACAAAAAAGAAATTTACTTTTTACAGATTTAGAAAATAAAGATTATTTAAATAAAAGCTATACTGACAAGTATGATAGAGTTTATGGTAGTATTGAGCAAATAAATAATAATGATTTTGCTAAAGGAGATTTTAAAAACTTTAGTATTTTTGCCCCTTTTATAGCTCAGGGAATAGGTCATTATGACAATAGTTTTCAAGGTATGACTTCTAATAATGAGGTAGCTATAGCATATAATTTTGAAATAGATAGTAATGGGAACTCTAAACCTATTACTGATGGGAAACCTATGTTATTCTATTATAGTGGAACACCAATAACATTAACTAACTATACTGATCAATGGGGAGTTGGTTTTGATTTTAGTATTATAAGTGGAGCGTATACAGTTTTCAGCTCTACTGAGAACCTAAGTATGGATAGTAAGTTTCCTTTGTGTTTGCCTTATGATTTAAATACTATAGGAAGTGGTATCACATCTGATACTAAATTACTAAGTTGGGAGTTTTATACACCTACATTTTTAACAGGATTTACATTTAATATATTTGGAGATACTAACTCAATTCACGGATATTATAATGATTATTGGGCGCAATATATAAATGAAATGTATTCTGATGAAGCTAGAATAATGGAGTGTTATTTAGATTTAAAGGAAAATGATATATTAAACTTTTCATTTAAAAACCCTGTATATATTAAAAACACACTATGGAGAGTTTTAAGTATAGATAATTATGTAGTCGGTGGTAAGGACACAACTAAGGTAAAACTATTAAAAGCTCTTAGCAGGTTAAACTATGATTGTACTTACACCTTTTCAGCTCAGAATCCAAGTGGACTAATGGTTTTTACTAACATCTTAACAGGAGATACAACGCAGTATATCACAGAGGAGTGCTGTACAGGTCAGAATCCGTATTGGTGGTTCTTACAAACTAACAATGAAACAGGTATAGGTTTATGTTATAATTTCTTTGGAGATAATGGAAACACTCCCCTGTCCTTACCAGCTCTAAATGGTGGTAATGGAACGCCCAATCAAGTTGTTAATGCCTTACCACCTTTAGCAATACAAAATAGCTTTACGCAATTAAACGCACAAGGTAGCGTAATTACTGGTCAAGAAACATCTTTCTTTTTAGAGTGTATTACAAAGGGGGCTACCATTGAAAATTTACGCCAACAAAATGTAAATGACAGAGTTATATTTACGCCAAATAATACTATGGCATATATTAACATAGAGCTTGTTGGTACTATTATTGGTGGTACAACAGGCTTTGTAGGTAAGGTAGGCTTTTTTGAATACTATACAGTAATCACTAATATAGGTGGTAGGAAAAATCATTCAGGGCTTTCAGGTGGAACGAAAGAAAAAGAGATAAGAGATTCAGACTTTGCAGAACCCACTATAAATATAACTACTTATGATGGTAATGAATATTTAAAACTCTCTATAACACACTCAGCAGGTAACACTACAAAATGGTTTGCTAAAGTTAAAATATTACTACAACCAATAGGCAATCCAAATAGCTTAGTAGAAAGAACTGAGAAAGCAATATATCAAAATGGTACAGGAATACTATTACAAAATTATGGATTTTTATTATGGAATTAAAAGATATAGAAATATTAGGTAAGGTAATACCTAGAGTATTAAAACTTGTTACAAAGTACGAATTAAAAGATAGTGAGTTTGACTTTGTATATGGACAGGAAGAATATACTAAAGATTTAACAAAAGTAAAAAAACAATTTAAAAGACAATTAAAAAAGACATTTAGATATGGCAGTAGGTAAAAAAGTAATGGAGCTTTTATTTAGAGTAAAGGCAAAAGATGCAAAAAAAGATATTAAGGAAGTAGGAGATGGTTTAGGTAATGTAGGTAAAAAAGGTAAGATTGCTCAGGGTGGATTAAATCTAATGGGTAAAGGATTTAAAGGCATAGGGGTTGCTATAAAGGCAGCAGGTATAGGTTTATTCGTTGGCTTACTATCTCAGCTTACAGGACTATTTTCACAGAATCAAAAAACAGCAGATACCTTTCAAAGAATAATGATTAAACTGCAACCTGTAATGGATGCTCTAGGTAAGGTAATAGAACTTTTAGCATCAGGGTTAGAAAAGATGGTAGATTGGATTACTCAAGCTATAGGGTGGATAGGAGATTTAATTGGAGTGAGTAATAGTTTTGGAGATTCAGTTAATGCTAGTGCAGATGCCTTAGTAAATCAAAGAAAAAAAGTACAATTATTAGAAGCTGAATTAGGATTGTTACAACTACAATATCAAAGGGAGGCAGAGTTAATGAGACAAATAAGGGATGATGAATCTTTAAGTATTCAAGAAAGAATAGATGCTAACTTTGAACTGGGAAAGGTATTAGAAGAACAATTACAGCACGAAAGAAATATAGCTATGGAGAGCTTACATCTTGCTGAAATAGAATTAGCTAGAAACAAAGATAATGTTGAATTACAGGTTGCCTTAGTAGATGCTAAAACAAAATTAGCTGAAATAGATGAGAGGATTACAGGACAGAGATCAGAACAATTAACTAATCTAAATTCATTAGAAAGAGAAAGGGAGGCGCAACAAAAAGAGGCAGCAGCAAAAAGAGAGGAGCAATTAAAGAAAGAGGCAGAAATGTTGCAAAGTTTAATTGACTTACAGAATGAAGATATTAAGGTAACTAAAGAAAAATTTAGAACTATTAATGAGCAATTTGATAATGCTGAAGAACAGAATCAGAAACAAATAGATGAGTTAAATAGACAGATGAAAGCTGAGTTAGATGCTCATAATCTGAAAGTTAAAAATGCTAAAGAAAATATAAATTTACAATCAGAAAATACACAAGCATACAAGGATGAAATAAAAGAAAGAGAGAAATTAGATGAAGAAAATAAACTTAAAAATGATGCGATAATTAGGGATCAACTAGACTTATTTGCAAAAAGTGAGAGGGTCTATAATATGGGATTTAAAACTGCTACAGACCAACAAAATGAAAGGCTAAGACAATCATCTCATTATTATGAGACAATTCGTGGAATGACTTTTCAAAGTATGGATGACGTTGATTTATTTATAGCAAAAATAGAGGAGGAAATGGATGCAGAGTTAAAGCATATGAAAACCTCAGGGGCTTATACTGATGTATCTATTGGGGTGATGAAAGACAGATTTGACCAACAATCTGATATGTTTGAGATTTATAGAAAAAATATTCAAGAAAAAATAGCTGGTACAAGTGAAGAAATTAATAACTTAACTTTACAGCAAATAGAAACATCTGAACAAAGCGCTATAGCATCAGAAAATATACTTGAAAATTCTTCTGCAAATCAATTAGCTATAAAAGAAAAATATGCTAAACTTATAGAGGAAACAGAACAAAGTCTAATTGATACTACAGAAACACTACAAGAACAAGCAAACAATGAGCTATTTTTACACTTTGAAACAGCACAAGAAAAGGAGCTTAGATTAGTAGAAGAAAAGTATGATAAATTATTAGGATTGGCACAGGGTAATTTTTTAGCTACTGTTCAACTAAAGGCACAAGAAGAAGCCGAATTAGAAGAAATAAGAACAAGGGCAGCCAGAAAAGAGATAGCAGACTCTTTCGCTTTATTTAAAAAACTTCAAGACGAAAAGAAAAAACAAGATAAATTAGACAAATTAGCTGTAGAGAATAAAAAGAAAATGGAAATAGACGCAGCCCAACAGACTCTATCAATGGGCGTAGCTTTAGCAAAAAAAGGAACTGCTGAATACAAAGCTCTTGCAAGTGCTGAAACAATTATGTCTACTTATCTTGGAGCTTCTAAAGCGTTAGGAAGTGTTCCTCCTCCTTTAAATTTTGTACAGGCAGGTTTGATTATTGCAGCAGGTATGAAGAACTTAAAAGAAATACAAAAAACTAAAGTAGATGGTGGACCTGGTCCTGATACTATGCCTGATACTCTTACTGATGGAGGTGGTGGAGATATGGGTGGAGATTTGGGAGGAAGCGTGCCATCCTTACCTACATTTGGAGATGCAGGTAGTGATGTGCCACCTGTACAAGCGTTTGTTGTAGAAACAGATATAAGTAATGCTCAAGCTCTACAATCAGAACTTGATTTACAAAGTACCCTATAAACAAAATATTAACTTTTATATATACTATTACAATGGCAGAAAAAAAAATAAAAAGAAGATTAGTAGAATTAATCATAGATGAAGAATCTGAAAGATTTGGCGTTGAAGCCATAAGCCTAGTAGAGTTCCCTGCCATAGAGGAGAACTGGGTTTTTTTCAATAAAGATAATTTCCTATCCTTAGCTAAATTAGATGAAGAAAAGAAAACTTTAGTAGGAGCAGTTTTGATTCCTGAAAAAGAGATACCTAGATACGATCAAGAACTTGATGAGGAGTATGTAGTTTACTTTAGTAAAGAAACTATTAAACAAGCTCAGGAGCTATTTATGGGTACTCTAAGGAACAATAACGCTACCTATGAACACAAAGTACCTATTGATGGTTTAAGCGTTGTAGAGTCTTGGATTAAGGAAGATGAAAAATATGACAAGTCCTCACAATTTGGATTTGAGAAAATGCCACTAGGAACGTGGTTTGTAAAAATGAAAGTTAATAATGATGAGGTTTGGGAGAAAGTAAAGAACAAAGAAGTAAAGGGATTTAGCATAGAGGGGTACTTTACAGACAAACTAATAGAGGCTTCTAAAAAGAAGTACACTAAAAAGAAAAAGAAATACACTAAAGAAGATATGTTGTCTGATGAAGATTTATTAGACAGAATTAGAATGATTATAACTCAAGATGAAAAAGACCAGTTTGAGTTAATGAAAGAATACATTACGAAAAAGGCTTTAGCAAAATATCCTTGGAAACAATGTATCGCTGATATGAAGAAAAAGTACGGAAAAGAATCTGCTGCTAAAATCTGTTCAGCTATTAAAAGTGGTACTGTAAAAAGGTAGCCTGTAAACAAATATTAAATTAATTATATATACTTATAAAAATACTATACAATGAAAGACACGTTAGAAAAAATCAAAACTTTATTGTCTATTGATAATAAAGAATCTAAGGAAGTTAAAATGTATGCTGAAATGATATTAGATGATGGCAGAGTTGTAGCTACTGAGGATGAACAATTTATGATTGGCTCTGAAGTTTTTGTAGTTAATGATGATGGCGAGGCAAGTCCTTTAACAGCAGGATCATATACTATGGAAGATGGAGCTAAACTTACTATTGATGACAATGGTAAGGTTTTAGACTTAGGAGAAGAAAAAGAAGCTGAGGATGTAGAAGCTGAAGAAGAAGATAAAGAAGAAATGGCAGAAGAAGCAGATGTTGCAGATTGGAAAGGAATGGAAATTAGAATCAAAAATCTTGAAGATGCTGTAGCTGATCTAAAGGCAGACCACGATAAAATGGATATGTCAGAAGAAACAGTTGAAGAAGAAGTTGAGGAAGTAAAGGAAGAAGAAAAGGTAGAGATGTCTAAAGATATGGTTACTAGCTTAGTTGAAGAAATAGAACACTTAAAAACTAAGTTATCAGAAATGGAAGAAACACCAGGAGCTGAGGGTTTTACTCACAATCCTGAAACACAAACTAAGTCAGAGAAAATTGATTTAGCTAAAATGACTGCCTCAGAAAGAGCAGCGTATTACATTAATAATAAATAAATTTAAAAAAATGGCGAATAATAAATATAATTTAAGTAAAGAGTATCAGTTTGATATAACTATAACTGATAACACCTACGCAGGTAGATTAGCGTTGCCTTTTGTATCCGCTGCAGTGAAGTCACCTGACACAATTGCAAAAGGGTATGTAAGGACAATAGATGGATTAAATAGAAAAGCGGTTATTAACAACTTAGGAATATCTGATCCTATTCAGGCAGCAGCTTGTGGTTTTTCAACTACAGATGCTCCTGCAAATTTAGCTTTAACAGAACAGGTACTTACCTTGACTGATATGAAAGTAAATCAAGAGGTATGCCGAGGCAAAATTTTCCCTACTTGGATTGGAGAAAATATGGATAGAAACGGAAACCTACCTAGTACATTTGAGAATTTCTTACTATCTACAGTTGCTGCAAAGGCAGGAGCGCATATTGAAAATATGATTTGGAAAGGATCTGGAGATCCTGCTTTAGTTGGTTTTCAATCAAATGATGGATCGTTAGATGATACAGGTATTGAGGCTTCAGCTATGAAAGATTTTCACGAAGTAGATTTAGATGGAGCTATTACTACTACTGATATACTTGATGATTTAGCAGCAGTATATAATAAAGTAGTTAGCTCTGTAGAGGGTATTTTATCTAAACCTGGTTTTGGTTTTTATATGAATCAAAAAACTTATGCTTTATATGCTCAAAAATTGGCATCTGCTACTACATTTCAACAATTAGGAGCAGCAGGAGAATTTAGTGGATTGACTTATATGGGATTCCCTATCTATGTTTGTCCTGGAATGTTTAACGATACTATCGTTGCTACATATCCTGAGAATCTTGTAGTAGGTACTAACCTAGCTACGGACTGGACTGAAGCGAGAATCATTCCTACTTATCAATTTGATGGTAGCGACAATGTGAGAATCGTTATGAACTTCGCTATGGGTGTTCAAACTGCTGTACCAACAGATGGTGTATATGCAACTTCAGCTCACGCATAAATAAATTAATGGGGGTTGAAATATACCCCCTTTTATTAACAATATAAAACTAAAATAAAATGGCTTGTAATTTAACTAGAGGACTTTTAGTAGATTGTAAAGATCAGATTGGAGGATTAAAAACAATCTTCTTTTGTGCTAATTACTCCTCAAACATTGGACAACATTATACTCCAAATGGTACAGATCCATTACAAATAGATACAGCAGGTTTTACAGGATGGAGTGCTTATGGTACGCCAACAGGCTCTACTATGACTTTGTACAAGTATGACCTAAGACCTAACCTATCATCAATGACTGTTAATATTAATTCAGATGCAGCAGCAGGAACTACATTTTTTTCTCAGACTTTAAGTTTGACACTACAAAAAATATCAGTTGCTCAAGCAAATGAGATTAAGTTAATATGCTACAATAGAGTACAAATTTTCGTTCAAGATAATAACGATAATGTATATCTATTAGGCTTTAATAACGGAATGGATGTAACAGGTGGTACTATTGTAACAGGAGCTGCTAAGGGAGATATGTCAGGATTTACATTAGAATTAGAGGGGCAAGAGAAAGAACCTATCTTTATGATTAAGAAAACAGCAGGTAGTGGAACTGACTATCCGTTTGATGCTCTAGGAGATGCTGATTCTGAACTTACTATTGTATCAGGAACATAATTAATAATCGTTACTCAATACTATTAAAGGGTGATCCAATGGGTTGCCCTTTTTTATTAAATAAATTTTACAATTAACAAAATAGTATAAAGTATTTTTTATAAAACTTACATTTGAAAACGAATTATCTATATTTATATATACTATTAAAAGACTAATACTATGGCTTGGAAAGTAAAAAAAGAATGGCAAGGCAAAAGTCCTGCAAATGTCAACTATCCTTTAGATGAATTAACGCAAAGACAGATACTAAAAATTAGCGAAACATTAAGAAACGCTTATTTTGAGCAGGAAGTTGCAAAACCAAAAAAGAAAAAAGTTAAAATAGAGACAGAATCTTATGATACCTATACTGATTAATGGGAACTAAAATAGAAAATGTAGAAGTAAATAAAGACTTGTATCAGGA